AGATAGATTCTAATTATCCGTGTCATGTTGCTGTTAAAGAAGATACAGATGATGTGTTAGATTATGTAGATACAATTTGTAATGCAAAAGAAGTTCATGTTATTAATAGCGGATTGAACAATTTAGTATTCCAGTTATTTTATAAAGATAAAATTAAAGGAAAAGTCTTTTATCACAATGCAAGAAAACCAAATAAGGGCGGTATTGCAGTAAAAGTACCTGATGGTATAGAGGTTGTAGAATATGAGTAAAAAAGTGACGGTGATTACGCCGACAACAGGATCAAGTTATTTAAAGGATAATCTTCGTTCTGTGTCTGAGCAAACATATGATAATGTAGAACATCTTGTAGTTATTGATGGCCCTGGTTATATTAAAAATGCGCAACAAGTTATAGGTGGTTATGATGGAAAAACTGTTTTATGCCTTCCAGAAAATACTGGGGCGAATCAGTATAATGGACATAGGATATATGGTTCTATGTCTTATATTTGTAATTCAGATTATCTTATTTTTCTAGATGAAGATAATTACATTGATTCTAATCATATTGAAACATTGGTTAAGGTTGCGGAGAAACATGATTGGGCTTTTTCTTTGCGAAGAATTATAGACAAAGATAACAATTATATTTGTAATGATGATTGTGAAAATCTTGGCTTATGGCCAACCTGTCTAAGTGAACAGGAATTGTTTGTTGATGTTGGTGCATACTTTTTACCAACACCTATAGCAATACAAATCTCTCCTTTATGGTATAGGAGAGCTAGACATCCTGACGATCAACCTGAAATAGATCGTGTTATTATGCAAGTTCTACTTCAGTATGGATTTACCTACAATACGAATGGTGAGTATTCTCTCAATTATAGAGTAGGTAATAGAGCGGATTCCGTGCAAGCAAATTTCTTCTTGCAAGGAAATAAATTTATGGAACAAAAGTACAAAGGTGATTATCCGTGGCGAAAGAAGTAAACTACAAATACAACGAAGGCGAATTGTTAAAAGAATTCAAACAATATATTGATGCTACTTATGGTGAGCATTATTCTTTGAACAAATTCCAAGCAACAGAATTTATAATTGATAGCGGTCACGGTGTAGGGTTCACCGTTGGTAACGTGATGAAGTATGCACAAAGATACGGCAAGAAAGCCGGAAGCAATAGACAAGACATACTAAAGGTGTTACACTACGCAATGATGCTATTATATGTACATGACATTGAAACCCAAGGAGCTAAATAATGCAAATAAGTAATGAAACAATCCAAATCTTGAAGAACTTTGCGGCGATTAATAGTAATATTATGATTCGCAAAGGTAAGACTTTATCTACAATTAGTACAGCAAAAAACATTTTTGCTAAGGCTGAAGTCGTAGAAGATTTCCCCACAGAAGTAGCTGTATATGATTTGAACTCTTTGTTGGCACTGCTAACATTAATGGAAAATCAAAATGTTGAGTTTGGTGATAAAAGCCTAAACATCTCCAAAGACAACGGCAAATTTGAGTACTTCTATTCTAGCCCAACAGTTATTGTTGCGGCACCAGACAAGAGTATTGAGATTGATAATCACTATCAGTTTAAACTCTCATCTGAAGATGTTAATATGATTATGAAGGCAGCTGCTATCACTAGCTCACCTACAATAACAATCTCCAGTAAAGGTGACGACGTTTCTTTAACTATCGGTGATAAGAAAAACGACACAGCAAATACCTACAAAAAAGTAATTGGCAAGAGCGAGCATTCTTTTGATTGTCATATGGCAGTTGAGAACTTTAAAATCTTCCCTGATGCATATACAGTTACAATTTCTAAGAAGAAGGCTTTTCACTTCCAACACGCTACAAAAGCAATTGAATATTTCATTGCTATGGAACCCGATTCGGTGGTATAATGAATCCCGTAGGTCGTAGATCATTTGCTAAAGGCCTAGGCCTAATAGGCCTAATTGGTGTAGGTGTTGCAGGTTACAAAGAAGCCAAAGAGCGTCTTATGCCTGCACCCGATGAACTAGCGTCTAAAGAGTTATCTGACAAATTAGATGAACAACCAGTTCTTTCATTACAAGCAACATACGGTGAAAAGATACCACCGCCAGCTTTTAGTCCCTATGGGCAGTTTATAGTTTCTGGTATCGGCCCTAATTATAAACCCGGGACTGAAATACGTGTGCAAGCTAAGATGCAGGTTGGACCTGACGGAAAGCTGTACGTCAAAGAGAATGACATTTGGCGTAAAATTTAATATTATGGAGTTATTATGGATTATCGTGAAAATGAGTTTTTGTGGGTTGAGAAGTATCGACCACTCACATTAGAAGATTGTATTTTACCTGCAGACCAAAAACACATCTTTCAGGAGATGTTGTCTAAAGGTGAGATTCAAAATATGTTATTGTGTGGTGGAGCCGGCATGGGCAAGACCACTATTGCCCGAGCATTGTGTGAAGAATTAGAAACAGATTATATCATCATTAACGGTTCGGAAGAATCTGGTATTGACGTTCTTCGTACAAAGATTAAACAGTTTGCATCTACTGTATCATTCAGTGGCAAGCCAAAGGTTGTTATTCTAGACGAAGCGGATTATCTTAATCCTAATTCGACACAACCTGCATTGCGAGCATTCATTGAAGAATTCTCGTCAAATTGCAGATTCATTCTTACTTGTAACTTTAAGAATCGAATCATTCCTCCGCTTCATTCTAGAACAGCGGTCATCGAATTTAAATTGCCTAAAAGTGAAAAGCCAAAGATTGCATCCGCATTCTTTAAGCGTGTCATGGAAATTATGGCAATTGAGAATATCGAATCGGATGGCAAAGTCATAGCAAAAGTGATTGAGAAGCATTTCCCTGATTATCGAAGAGTTCTAAATGAACTTCAGAGATACAGTGCATCTGGTAAAATTGATGAGGGTATTTTTGTTAGTCTCGGCGAATCTAATATGCAAGAACTAATCTCATCGTTAAAAGATGGCGATTGGAAAAAGATGCGTACGTGGGTTGTTAATAATATTGACAATGATCCACAAACAATCTTTAGAAAATTATATGATACATTGACCGATCATGTAACACAAGTACCACAGCTTGTTCTATTGCTTGCAGATTATCAGTATAAAGCGGCATTTTGCGCAGATCAAGAAATCAATCTTGTAGCTTGTCTAACAGAAATTATGGCAGCGGTTGAATTTAAATGAACGATTTATTGAAACCCACATTTGATTGGATAAAAGATGATTTTAATTCTCATCCTTTTCGCTTTATCGTTGAGCTTGTTGCTTGGGCTATTAGTATTGGTTGTTCGATTACCATGGCTGTTACTGTCCCCACTCCGCCCCTTCTTACTCTCTATCCTATATGGATTATCGGCTGCGGTCTCTATGCTTGGGCTGCTTGGACTCGTAAATCTTTTGGTATGTTGGCCAACTATCTCTTGCTTACTACCATAGATACTATTGGTCTTATTAGGATGGTAATATGAGTCTATTTGGAACCCCTGTCGAAAAACCAGCAGAAGTTCCATATAAGGCTCCTGCAATTTCTCCCTTTGATTTTATCAATGCTATACATTATAGCAAAGATAACTTGATTGTAGATGATTGGTCTGAGAAACAATATAATCCATATATCATTAATAAGGGTCTATCTTACGGGCATGATACAGTAATTCCTGCAAATGAGATGAATTCTAGACCCCATCTTGACAAAATCCTACAATTTGATTTTCTTATAAATATTATTAGGCCCAAAAAAAGATTCAATAAATGGATCAAGGCTGAGAAAATCGATGACTTGGAAGTTGTAAAAGAATACTATGGCTACAGCACAGAAAAAGCCAAACAAGTGTTACCACTGCTCAATGACTCGATTATTATTGAATTGAGAAAAAGAATAACAAAAGGTGGTAAGAATGACTACTGACATTATAAACATTGACTTCCCTGGGTATCATCCCTTAGAAGTCATATTAGCTGAACCGGATGATTTTTTAAAAGTACGAGAAACTCTAACTAGAATCGGTGTCGCTTCTAGAAAAGATAAAATACTATATCAATCTTGCCACATACTACACAAGCAAGGCAGATACTTTATTGTTCACTTTAAAGAGCTATTTGCTTTAGATGGAAAAACGGCTGATCTATCAGACAACGATTTACAAAGAAGAAATACTATTGCTAAGCTGCTAGTAGATTGGGGCTTGGTTAAGATTAATAATCCAGAACATTTCTTAGATTATGCTCCACTTTCACAGATCAAGGTTATTTCCCACAAGGAAAAAGATGAGTGGAAAATGGAAACAAAGTATAACATTGGCAAGAAAAAGTTAGCTGTTAGCACTAAATAATAATATCCCCGGGATGGGAAACGCAGCAATCGGTGTGGGCTGTATAAACCAGAAGCCGACCTATTTTAATCCCACTACCTTGGGAACGTCTAAAGCTGGTACAACGTATGGTACCCCTGTAGTCAGTAAGCAGGATCAACGCTATGCCTTCGGGGTAGCAAATTTTAAAACTCGCTTAATAGGAGAACTATATGTTTTACGCAAACATGGCTATCGATTCAATTCAAAACGCCAAAATCAACTTCCTCAAACAAACAGTCAAGGAAGATTCCCTTCAAAAACCACTAATCGATTTTGTTGAAGCACAACGTGTTTTTACAAAGCAAGTCGCCAAGACTTCTAACGATGTAATGAACATTGCTTCAGAAACTTTTGCTAACGCAATTAGCGGTATCTCTAATAAAAAGGGAGAGTAATATGACATTTGTTAAAGATGTATTCGGTCGTGATATGTTCAAAGACTTTGATAAACTATATGTTGGCTTTGACGATCAATTCAACAAGATGGCTAAGATTCATGATGATCTAACAAAGAGCATTCCAAATTATCCACCTTATAATATTAAGAAAACCGGCGATAACACTTACGTTATTGAAGTCGCAGTTGCCGGGTTTGGCAAACAGGACATTGAGATTGAACTTGATAACGGCAAAATGATTATCAAAGGCAATGTACAAAATACAGAAGAGGAAGAAAACTTCTTATTCAAAGGTATTGCTAACAGAGCATTCACTCGTACATTTGCACTTGAAGATCAGATTGAAGTTAAAGATGCTGAAATGTTCAATGGTATGCTTAAAGTATTTTTGGAAAGAATTATTCCGGAACACAAGAAGCCAAAGAAAATTGAAGTTAAAGACTCTGAAGTAAAGGCAAAGACTGTAAAAAAATCTAAGCCACAGTTACTTACAGAAGATCCAGAAGGCAGGAATCTATAATGAAAAATGATCTAAAAGAATTTGAGGGAGTTCATGTTCCTTCGATGAAAGACTTTTGGTCATGGGTAAGCAAGGCGTTTAAACCTTCATATCAAGATGAAGTTGAAATGTATTTAAAAGATGCAGTAGATCATAAAGATTTGCAGTACAGAGTAGATACATTAATGCGTAGAGGTTTAATATGAAATTCATTAAAGCTTTTATAGCAATAGTTCAAGAAGTACGACAAAGATTATCCACACGAAGAAGTAAATTAGAATTCAGAGGTGACTAATTTGTCTAAGCAATTACTAAAATCTTTTATAGAGTATTGTGATCAATGGCTAGAAGTTAGACATTTATCTGTTATACAAAATATAAGAGTTTGGTATTAATAACGGGGGCTTCGGCCCCCAACAACTGGAGAAGAAAATGATTGAAGTGATTAAATTAGTTACCGGTGAAGAGATTGTCGGTGACACAAAATATGAACAAAACAAAGTAATTGTTAAAAAGCCTTGTGCTGTTATGTTAGTTAATTCTAAATCAACACCCGACCAACATTCGATGGCGTTGATTCCTTATGCAGGATATACTAAAGATCATATTATTCATATTGATAAACGATCTATTGTGTGGAATGCTGAACTACAAGATGATGTATATAATCAATACAATGCAATCTTTGGTACAGGTATTCAGATTGTGTCCGGGGATATTCCTAGACCAAGGACTATACCTAAAGCACCTTAATGCAAAGGTAGGAATGGCGGGTTACCCCGCCATTTTTTATGTATAGTTTTTAAAATTTACTGTTTTTCTAATTTACTAATGTAGTTGGCCATCAGGTGATCAAACACACCAATAAACTTTTGTCCTTTTGCTCTGGCTCGAAGTCTACTGCGAGCCATGTCTTTTACTCGCTGCCACGGGGTTAGATCTCTAAACTTGCCATAAAAATTCATATACATATGAGTTCCATGATGTCTAAATCCCATAAGTCTAAATGGGACTTTGGTTACATCATCGCAGTTGTTCTGTACTCTATAGTGGTCTACAGTTAAGCTCTTGACAAACTCGCCATTGCCAACTCTAGGACTTCCAAATGTTATTAATGCAGTTACGCGATCTTGTATGCGGCTAGCGGCGATAGTAGCCATAGCAGCACCGAGACTGTGCCCAGTTACATAGATATTACCTGGATTGTCTTCTAACTCTTTAGAGATACTGGGCCATATCTTGTTGATCTCACCTTTAAAACCTACGTGTACTTTGCCACCGCAGGCTTCAATGTTCTTACCAGACTTCAAGTCTGCTAGCACATCTGACTTTTCGGTTACTTCGGTACCTCTAAATGATAGCACAGTTATTGTGCCATTGGTTAGCAGGTATGCTTGCGCACCATCAATGTTAAAGAATTTAATAATTTTATATCCTAGTGCTTTGAACTTAGCAGTTGACGCATCGGGATTGTCGTAGGTAGTTGCAGATATTTTTGCAAATTCTAATAGTAGTTCTGTTTTCATTTTTAGAACCAAAGGAATAAGCCTTGAGCTGAAAGCAATATGCCTAAGCCCGCAACAAAGAAACTACCCCAGAACATACCCATACTAACTGCTAAAATACTTGCGGATAATACGACAATGCTTAATTGGTACATAGTGCTTGCATATCCAATCCATGGACTACGTTTCTTAGCCTCATCTCGCTCTGCTTCTAATATACGAGCTTTTTCCATTAACTCTTTCTTACCTTCACCGCTAGCAGGATCACTTTCGTAACGATCAATCTTGGCCTGCAGTTTAGCCATCTTTTCTTTCTCGCCGCGATGTGTAGCATCGTCTAATGATTGCTCTGCTAAAGTTTGTTTAATGCTCTTAGCTTGATAGAATGCCCAGACGTTGTTTGCTTTAATCGTGTTACCCAATGTTAAGCTACTTAATGTACCACCATACCAAGCATTGACAGCAAGCAATAGTGCAAATACAGAAATAACCATACCGGCTTTATCTTTTAATTTTGCTTCGCGCTCGCTACGAGATCCGACCGGAGGTTTTGGTGCATCCGGGTCTTTAGGTTGTTTGTTAATTAAATTTAATACTGAATCAATTAATGCCATTTTTACTGTCTCCTTTGTTAATCTTTTTTATTTATATTATCCTGGTAAAAATCTACCTATTAGTCCGTTGACTATTTTGTCTGACAAATCGTCTGGTAGAAATTTAAGAAATCCTAGGAAATATAATGCCACCCATCCATATACAAATATCTTTAATGATAGATCAAAAGTCTTTTGATATTCGTTCATCGTCCGCACCTATTACCTGTTTGACAAAACTGCATAAGTTCATAGCTACCAATAGCGAATATGAATACGATAAATGCAACCGCGCCTATTATTACCGCCCATTCATTTAACTCTGCTTCTCTTTCCTTACGCTTACGTTCTTCAGCATTAAAGAGTCTTATTTCTTGTGCATCGTCTGCATCCATTTCTGCTTGACGATCTTTGATCTTGTTCCAGACATCTATCTTTCCTGTCTGCATAAAGAGCATTTTAAGTTCTTCTTCAAAGGCTCTGGCTTGTTCTAAAGCCATTTCAATTTGAAGAGCGGTTCCCATGTTGGAACCTTTCTTAGACTTTTTGGCTTCAATTAATGCTTTTGTGGCAGTACTCTTAGCATCAAACATTTTCCCAATCATTGGGGCAAGGGAACCTAGGTCATTCGCTACTTTACTAGCTTTTTTAACCATGCTTATTGCAGACTGTATACCTGCAAGTGCTGTCATTGGATCGATCATTTTTTCTTCTCCTCTTTGTCTTTTTTGCGCCACTCCAAACAAATCACTTTTCTATTATATACATCACCGCTCCAAGTCCATCTAATACACTCAGGTTGTTTAACGTACATATAAAGGGCTAAAGCGGTTCCAAACATTATTTGTTTGCCAATGGATTGTCAATAGCCTTCTGAATCTTGCTATCAACTTCTTTCTTTAACTGTTCAACTTCACGATTAATTTCTCTACGTGCCGCAGTAAATTCACTGTTAATTTCTTTACGTGTAGATTCCATGTCTTTACGTATTGCGGCAGCTTCTGTTCGTGCTCGTTCTAAGTCTTCACGAACAGCTTTACGCATATCACGCATTTCACTTTCAGTTTCACGTTGTGCATTCTTAACACTACGTTCTACTTGTTCCGTAACTGTTTCATTGCGACGAATATCATTCTTCAAATCAACTTTAATATCGCGAGTATAGTCGGCACCTTTTTGGCTGTTCTCTTCGATGACTGCCAAGCGCTTGTCAAAGCCACTTAGATCAGGTGCTTCATATGATGCAATCTTTTTCTTCATGCCTTGATAGTCTTTGTAAACTTCAAAAGCACCATATAGTCCACCCAGTGTAGATGATACCAATGTAAATGCTACCATTAGTTTAGCGGGTGTAAATTCGTAGCCGCCAATACTGATAACGGTATCTTTGCTGGCATATTTTTTCATTGCTGCTTCGGCTTCGTCAATCTTTGCATTTACGTCTTTAATTTGTTCCGACATTTTCTTTTTCCTTATCTTTGTTTTCTACTTTTGGTTTGTCGATTTTATCTTCGATTTGCTTTTCTAATTTGGGTGGATCAATTATTTTGTCCACACGGTTGGTAAGTTTTGTCGCTGTCCAACCTCCAAGAGCAACAAAAAATCCTAATACGAAAGCTGAAGTGCTCATTTTATTTCTTTCGTTGTGAAACCATTCTTATCCATTCTTTTTTGGCTTCGAGATTATCTTTAGCATTTTGTACTTTTGTACTATTGCTTTTTATAATGCTTGTAAATGATAATCCGATCCCAATTCCTATAATTAAATAAACACCATATACCATGTTACTCTCCTAGTTTATATTGCTTGTCAATCATTTGTTGATGTAATCTATCAGAGCTAAGTAATCTTAAAGCTCTTGCGTTATCAATTGTTTTCTGATTTTTATAAATTTCTTTTGGCGCATAGAATGCAACGTCTGGTATCATTGTAAAATATTGTGCATAGTTTGTAGGTTGTTTTGCAATAGCTTCAATGCTCACACCTCCAGCAAGTTCATTGTTTTGTACATTCTTTTTTACCGTATCAGTTTGTTGTCCTGTAGATGTTTGAAGTATAATTGGTCTTGTTTCTATTGCAGATTCTACAGCACTTTTATTTCCGCTAAATTTAATGCCCTCTAATATTGGCATTTCCATTTGTACTTGAGGCTGTCTCGTCGGGGGAATCAAACTATAATTTACTGATTGAGTTGAAACCATTGATACAATTATATCCTGTTTTATTACAGGAGGTTGATACTGTGTTATTTGAGTAAAGGTTGTTGCAGTATTTTCAATTTTTGGTGGCTCATATTTAATAGGTGGAAGAATTGCAGTTTGTATTGTTGCAGTATTTTCTTGTTTATTTTCAAACTGAGTTCTGCCTACAGTAGTAATGGGAACCTGCAATCCCATATTTTCATTATTTGTAGGTGGTTCATATTTTGGCATTTGCACGCTTGTATTGATTTCTAATTTATTTGAAGATTCAACTTTAGGGACATATGCAATAGTTTGAGGTACATTAAAAACAAAATCTTGTTTTGTATCATTCTGCGTATTTTGTTGCATACCAAAACTAATACTAGAACTAGATGATGATTGTCCCGAATTGACACTTGATAATGATTGTTCTAATCTAGCAGAACTAAACATTGTATTAGATTGTAAGTTTCCTTGTAATGGAAGTCCACTATTTTGCCCCGGGCCAGAAACGGATTGTGTACTTGATGCTTGAGCAGTGCCTGCAGATTGTGAATTACCAATAGATATACTTTGTGATT